GGAGCAGCGGAACGTTTGGAACAGCTGGAGATACTGGAGGAGCAGAAACACATACACTAACAGTTAGTGAAATACCATCACACACTCACACAGAGGGTGGTACACAAGAATTTGGTACAACGTCTTCAACCTCTACAGGTGTAAGAAACACTGGTAACTTTTCACCAGGTAAGCAATATGAAACTCAAGCCACAGGTGGTGGATCGGCTCACAATAATTTACAACCATACATCGTAGTTTACATGTGGAAGAGAACTAGTTAACAAAGGAGATACATTATGCCTTTGGCTACAGTTAAATTTGCACCAGGGTTCGACAAACAAAGCACCGCGTATGGTGCTGAGGGTAAATGGATTGACGGAGAGAATATTCGTTTTCGTTATGGTCAACCAGAAAAGATTGGTGGCTGGGTAAAACTTGTTGCAAATAAATTATACGGTGCAGTGCGTGCACAGTTTGCATGGTCAGCGCTTGATGGCACAAGGTTCTTGGCTTTAGGCACAGATAAAAAGTTATACATATACACAGAAGGTGCAATTCATGACATCACACCTATTCGTGCTACAGACGACGATCTTACAAATCCGTTTGTAACAACGAGTGGATCACCAATTGTGACCGTCACAGACTCTGGTCATGGAGCGAGCGCCGGGGATTTTGTAACATTTTCTAATGCAGATGCTGTTGGTGGTTTAGATATGAACGCAGAGTTTGAGATTACAGAAATTGTAAGTTCTAGTGTGTACAAAGTTACACATTCAAGCAACGCCAGCTCAGATGCAACGGGCGGTGGATCGAGCACCGTGGATGTAGAGTATCAAATTAGTGTTGGTCAAGAAGTTAACATATATGGTTATGGTTGGGGCATTGATGCATGGAACGGTATAGCTGATACAGGTAGAATTACGGACCAACTCAACGAGGCATTGGATGCAACAGAAACAGGTGTTGATGTTGACGATGGTAGTAAGTTTGCAAACGGTGACTATATTTTAGTAGACCAAGAGATTATGAAAGTGACTGGTGTATCAAGCAACACACTGACTGTTACAAGAGATCTAACAACCAACGAAGGCACAACAACGGTATCTGCTGGTAGTCACGATGCAACCACACACGCAGACAATACAACTGTTACAATTATATTTGATGCATCTGACACTAGTATAAATGCAACAAGTTGGAATGAAGCTGCATCTGCATCAGAAACAGTGTTGGATTCTAGATACTGGGTGTTTGAAAACTTTGGTGAAGATTTACTTGCATTGCAAAGTAACGGTAAATTATTTAAGTGGGACAAATCAGGTGGTGTTACTACACGTGCAGCTGTTGTACATGCAAACGCACCAACTGCATCAAGACATTTGATCTTGTCTACACCAGACAGACACGCCATACTTTTAGGAACAGAAACAACTATTGGATCAACCACAACACAAGATGATTTATTTTTGCGTTTCTCATCACAAGAGGATACATCAACATGGTCACCATCCAGCACAAACACAGCTGGGTCTTTTAGAATACAAGATGGTTCTAAAATTATTACAGCGTTAAGATCTCGTGGCTCTATATTAATATGGACAGACACATCATTGCACTCACTGCAATTTATTGGTCCACCATTTATATTTGGTTTATCACAAGTGGCATCCAACTGTGGAGCGGTATCGCCGTACGCGGCCGTTGATGTGAACGGTACGACATTCTGGATGAGTCAACAATCGTTCTACATGTTTGATGGTGCAGTTAGAAAGATACCTTGTCCTGTACAAGACTATGTGTTTGACGATTTTAGTATTACACAACAACCACTCGTGTATGCAGGACTAAACTCTGACTTCAACGAGATTACGTGGTTTTATGCAAGTCAAGATTCTGACTTTATTGATAGAAATGTTACATATAATTATGTTGAGGGCACATGGTATACAAACTCATTAGCAAGAACAACTTGGTTAGATTACGGTGTTTACCAAGTTCCTTATGCAACGGAGTATAGTCCAACAGTTACTGGTGACACACCAACTGTATTGGGAGCAACAGATGGCTCTAGTATAATTTACCAACACGAAGAGGGTGTTGATAATGACATAGAGGCGATGGAGTGTTTTTTACAGTCTGGTGATTTTGATATTGAAGATGGACAAAACATTTTATCTGTATCTCGTTTTATACCTGACTTTAAAGACCAAGAAGGTAGCGCAGAGGTGCTATTAAGCTTTAAAGATTTTTCACAAACCACAAGCACAACAGCTTTAAAAAATGCAATATCAAGCGCATCATCGACAAGTGACATTACACTTAAAAAATCTGCAAACTTTCCATCAGAAGGCACGATACTTATTGGAACAGAACTTATTACATACACATCTAACAACACAACAACGGGTGTGTTGAGTGGTATTAGCAGAGCGGCTAGTGGCAGCACTGCAACCACACACGCATCAAACAAAAAAGTTACAAACTATACAAATGTTAGAATCAACAGATCAACGGTCACGCCAACAACCACAAAGATAGACACACGTGGTCGAGCACGACAAGCAAACATCGTAATCTCCAGCACGGCAATTGGTGACAAGTGGAGATACGGCACATTAAGATTAGATGTTAAACCAGACGGAGGACGATAATGGCAAAGATAACTATTGGACGATTACCAAATGCAACACCAGAGTATGACAGAACACAGTTTGATACACTGATACGAGAACTTGATCAGATTATTACACAACTAAACTTTTCATACGAACAACAAACAAAAGACGAAACAATGGCAAGGAGTTTTTATCTTGGCTGATACATTTTTATTAAAAGCAGTTGACCTGACAACAACGAACGCCACACAGATATACAAGGTGCCAATCACCGATGATACTGCCGTGCCACCAGTGGAGTCGACAACAGCTCTCGTGAAGTCCATACTTGTCAGTGAGGACAGCAATAACGCAGACACTATTACAATTACAGTAACCAGAGATAATGTGTCTGGAGATCCTGAGTTTAGCGTGTTTAAAGACAAAGCGGTCGGTGCAAAGGGGACCGTGGAGCTTTTAACACAGCCATTGGTGCTACAAGAAGGTGATGAAGTTAAAGCTACCGCTGGCACTGCGAATAGATTACATGTATTATTATCAGTATTGGAGATCACATAATGGCAATGAAATTAGTAAGAGAGGGTAAAAAGACCGAATACAAACAAGAGAACGGTCAAATCATCACCGTGGTGCAACCCGAGGTTTATCAACGAATATATTGTAAAAACTGTGGCAATGAAGTAGATTCAGAAGAACAAGCAACAGGTATGTGTAACGACTGTGGCAAGCCTTGGGCAGAGTACATGGCAAAAGACATAACTGTCAAAGTTATTGAAATGCCACCAATGGGGTCAGAATCAGGAGAATAAATGGTAAAAAAATTATTAAATAAAGTAGCTGACGCTTTAGTACCAAAGGAGATTGCACCATTCTTAGGCACAGCTGGTACGCTGATCGCGCCTTTTGCTCCAGGTTTAGGTTTGACTCTAGGTCAATTAGGTTCAGCAAAAATGTATGGTGGTAAACTTGACCCGGCTCAAGCGTTAGCTGTTGGTTTAAGTTATTATGGTGGAGGTGGTCCACAAAGAAGAGCTGAGGGTAAACTTTTTGGTCAAAGGCTTGGTGAAGGTATTGGATCATTTATGGACCCCTCAGAAATGTATGGTAAACCAGGACAAAGATTTATTGAAGGTTTTAAAAGAGGCTCTGGACCAGTTACAAAAACAGGACCATTTGATAGAATATTAGGGACAACTGGCACGACAACTGAAGGTAAGAAATATCAAGAAAGCTTAGACAAATACAATCAAGAAAAAGCAAACCTAGATCAACAGTTTGCAAATAAAGACATTACAAAAAGTGAATATGATGACCTTCTTAAAACAGCATCCGAAGATATTGTTGATGAACGAGGCATAATGGTAAAAGCAGGTGATTTTTTTAAAAAGGGCACTGAAACAATAATGCCTGGTTTTACATCAATTAATCCAGAAACAGGGTTGTCTGAATTTAATTTTGGTAAAGCTCTTACAACTGTCGGCACAGCAACGACACTATCAACACTGGGCATGGCTGCTGAGGAACTTAAAAGAGCAAAAATGAGAGACAAACAAGAAGAAGGTAAAATATACACAGAGTGGTTTAACAGTTATAAACGTGTATCAGGCAGAGATTATGCACAAAGTCCTTTCCCTGACCCAGTATTAATGGAAAAATATAGAGAATTTATGATGT